TGCCGAGCATGATATCTTTACCGGTGTGGCCATAGCAGACAGTCCAGACACCCACCACGTCCTGATAAGGGTTGTATCTCACACCCTCCAGACCATCGTTACCGGTCGGCCCAGTGATGAGTGCTGACGCAATGGCTATAGCCCCACCGCCTACGGCAGCAATAACGCTATTCCTCAGCTTTGGTGACATAGCCATTCAGCCGGTCCTCCCGCTCTTTACGCCGGTAATACCAGTTCACGCCACAGGTAATAACAGTGCACGCTATACCGACAACGATCGCCCAGTCACTCAGGCTCATACCCGCCACTTTGTCGGCCAAAATCCATACCTCTGTTTTCGATACGTCGGCATATGCCTTTGCTGAGACACCGCAGCCCGTCAGTGCGGTCCCGGTGCCGTATGAGAGTCTGCTGTATAGGGTGCTCATTCTGTTCATAGCCTCACCTCCGTGGTTACGGATGGCGCTGTGTGTTTGAAAGGGGTCAGGCCCGTCAGGCTGGATTTATCAACAAAGCGTCAAGGATGATTCCTGCGGGACCTGATAATAAAAAACCCGCTCAAGGCGGGAAGCAGTAATGAGGGTATAGCAATGCGGCTCTGTGGCCGAAGGTACCCTGGCTGGGTTTTAGTGTGGTGACCGGTACTGAACTCCGGCTTTCTCTGGCATTACACGTACCTAAGACTATTCTCCAGAGATAGCGCTGTCCTCATCAAGGGGTGCCGTCTCTAACGCATCAGCCTGCGCATTCACCACAACGGAAAGAGCAATGCACCAGGACTCGAACCGGCTCCAGGGCACCACCCCGGATTGCTGAGCGGGTGGTTAAATTCATCTCAGCAGCAGATAATGCCTCTATCTGCACATGCAATGCTCTTACCTGTTATGGGCTCCGTTTCGTGGAGCAACGGCTGGCGATCAACTCAGCACCCGGGGAGGACTTATTTTAGGCGAGAATGCCCGTGCTCCATATCTGGCGGGACAGGAAGGATTCGAACCTTCGACCATTCGGTTAACAGCCGAACGCACAACCGCTGTGCTTCTGACCCAGAAACGACAAAGCCCCGACGTTTCCGTCAGGGCTCTTTTTATTCTTTATGCCGCCACTTAAAGTTAAGGCAGCATATCAAAGTAGACTCAAATATGACGCATTTAATCCAGTTTTGCAAGACTTAAGTCTAAATTTGTCGCCTTTTGTTGTGAACGTGATCGCGTCACCTGCAATAAAGCATCGCTATCCAGCACCATGAAGATGCCTGTCATTGCCTCCCAGCGCGTTGTGAAGGTTTCTGACCAATTCTTGGGTGTCACCCCTACCATCGCCGCGAGGTCGCCATACTGATACTGGTCACGCCCAGCCAGCCCCGCCTTCGCATCCTGCGCCGCCAACCAGATAAGCTGGCGCAGACGCTCGACTGTTTTTTTCGCAATGCGCATGCCGGCCAGTTGCTGACTGAATTGCTCCCACGCCCACCGGGTTATCGTCTCCTGGTGCTCCCAGAGGATGTTGTCGCTGTAGTTCCAGAGCAACCATGCTTTCTGGTGATCGTCGAGCGACAGAAGCGCGCGGCGCCATGATGCGGTTGAGTATTCCACGGGCAGCACCAGGGCAATCGCCGAACCTTTGGCGCGCGACTGGCTTCCGGCCATCGGAGGGCTATCAGGATTGACCATGCGCTTTTTCTGAGGGTCATAAACTTTTTTACGCCCGCGGCTGCGAGCTGTCGCCTCAAGCATCGCGTTCTCTGCAAATGCAACGAGCTGCCCTTTCGTCGCTCCGCTCAGGTCTGCAGTGGCAACTATCAGCTGCTGGCGAACATATTCTAAATATTGGATCGTCATGCTGTCTCTCCCAGGGTCTGATAGATGCGGATGAAGTTCTTCAAAATACGGTAGTCAACCAGCACGGTGCCGCGGTGCCGGCAGAGGCGGAGCTTTTGCCAGCGGTCGCGGATGCGCTCTATGGCGAGCTGATTCATGCAGCCTCCCGTTGTTTTACGAGCGCACGCCGTAACGCGCTGTAATGGCGCCTGATGCCTTCCAGCTCTTCGATGGTGTATCGGTGAGGGGCATTGTTGTTTTCGAGCGCCTCGACGCGCTCAACGCCGATCCTGGGTATCAGGTTGATGCGGTATTGCTGCTGATTGCCGGACAGCTGGACATTGCAGTGATGGCACTGTTTATTGATATTGTCCTCGTTGTAGCGCAGGTGGGATGCTTTCCCGCGGGAGCGGTAATGCCCGGCCTCCCACTGAACTGTTTCCCATGTGCCGCAGCTGATGCACGGCAGGTTATGGTCACGTTCGCGGATATAGTCGTTAACGACACGCTGGGTCATGTCTTCCCAGTGCTTGAGAGGTTTCACCGCGGCTTTACGCTTGCGCCAGACAGCCCGTTCTTTCTTGGCTTTCGCCAGGGCCTGGTTCTCGCGTTTCTTCTCCAACTCCTGCATGGCAAATTCGGCACCATGTTCAGGACAGCACCACCGCTGATTCTCAAATGCCGCGGTAAACTTCGCCCGGCAGATTTTGCACCGGCGTTGAGTTCGATTAAGCATGCGGCCTCCTTGCTCTCAGGCAGAGCCACTTCTTATCGACCAGGCGAGCGGTGTAGCCGAGCATCGTTGGGATATCTGATGGCTTAACTTCTTCCTTGCGCTTGCGAGGGCCGGAGGTGCGGAATATCGAACGCTCCATGACTTTAGCGAGAGGGCTGTGCATGCGACGCCCTCCACTCCTGAGCCCATTCAATGCGGCTATTGGACTTCTCGCTGAACTTCACATTGTGCTCGGTACCGAACCAGAAAATAGCTTCGATAACCTCGACCATGTAGCGCTTGCTGGACTGGGATGTACGCACGCCGAAATACACGCGGCCGCCGTTAATCCCTGGCGCAGACTTCTGCTCTTTCTCCGGGGATTGCATCTGGCTCACCAGAACGGTGATGAGGTCTTTCCACTCAGCTGATTCGAGCTTTTCGCCATACCAAACCACCTGATCGCTCAGGTCCTTCAGTAAGGGCCACATCATACGATTCTGCTTGTCTGTACGGCTTTCTTCGTGAGCTTCGATAATGACCGGAAAGCGGCGATCGGCCTGTAATGACCGAATGAAGTTGACGGCGTTTTGCTTAACGCTGTCGTTGATGAGGCAGAATTGTTGCTTCACGCTTCACCTCCGCAGAGGTCAAACGCAGAATGCAGAAAATCGCCGGTGACTTTCGCCATCGGTGACAGGTATTGCTTAGAGGTTTTGTGCGCCATGTGTCCCCACTTGGCGCCGGAAAGTCGTGTCAGTTGTTCAGGCTGACAGTGAAATTATGACGGGGAGTCCAGCTAAATGCAAAATCTATATAGGTGATTATTTTTTCTCGTTCAGACCTGCCATCTCGATGTAACGCGGATCGGATGCGCGGGGCAACTGGATGCTTTGCTCGCGGTAGTAGCGCACTCGCTCCATGAAATACTCTCTGAGATGCTCAGGCTGTTCTCTGGCGACCACTTCGGCGACTACCGGCATGTTCAGGCGCTCTTTGTAGGCGACGCCGGACGCTGCGAGGTCTACATTGACCTTATCGCGCTCTTCCGGGCTTTTAGCTGCAATGTTCCACTTCGACATAAAAAATCCCCTCTGGCGTGGAGGGGATTATATATCACTGGCGGGTTAGCTGCGCGGCTTTGCGTTCTGCGGGGGATTTAGGCATTAGCTTAACTCTCCAACTCGGCCCTCAAAGCAGATGTCATCGTAATATTTAGCTTTTTCCTTAGCGTCGAAATCAGCCTGTGAAACCTCTTCCACGCGGAAAACTATGCCAACGATTCCAGTGCACTGGTTAATATATTCCCCTCCGTCTTCAAGCGAGTGCTCAATTAGCATATCAACCGTATCTTTTAGGCACAGCAGCGCACACTTCAGGTCTTTAAAGTAACGATGCTCTGTCATGCATGAAGTGACGCGGTAAGTCAGCACTTTAGGCCCTTGCTTGCGACGTTCCGGCTCTCTTTCGATCGCGCTGCGCATATCAGCAAGTTCATACTCGTTCAGTTTTGTATAGTCCATCACTTCACCTCCTGCGGGGCGGCTGCGAGCATGGCGGCCCAGCACAAACGAGCCCGGTAAGCAGCCTGTTCACAACCACTCATGTCTTCATACGCTTCCCAAACCTGTAATTCGCTAAAGCCTTCGTCGGGCTCAGATTCAAACCCAGCAATGACCATGCGCTCGGTCGGCTCCTTCGGCACCATCACGTAACCAGGAGGCGCAAAATAGCGAACCTCCACCGAGCGATCAGGTCCAGATGCAGGGTCAATCACCTCTCCCGTTGATGGCATAAGTTCAGCACCATCGCAGCCAGGAATTACCGGAGAGTTGCCAGCCTGGAGAATAGATTTCAGTGCTGCCCTTGGCATTGCCGACCAGGCAAGAAATACATCTGGTCTGTCGATATCTTCGGTCGGGAGAGTGTTTTCTATTTCGTCCAGCGCATCACTTAGTTTCTGAAATGCATCGTCTGGAACAACATGGCAATCTTCGCCATCAACATCTTGCTGACAGCTATCATCCGCGAGTTCAAATGCAGCCCCGCAAACGTTGAGCAGCATTTCAATAACGCGGCGGTGTTCTGCCGTTACGCCACCATCCGGCATAGATGACCGAACGGGGGCAGCCTGCAGCATGGCAGCGCGGCAGGCGTTCCATCCATTTACGGTTGCGTTGGTTTCCTCTTCGGTCATCAGGTAGTTATAAAGCTCCTTGGCCCCCTGATAATCCAGAATCTCTGGCACCAATAGCGCAGAAGGAGATAGCTGAAGCAGTTGTGCAACGTTATTTAGCCTGTCGACAGCGCAACTGATTACGGCTCGCTGATGGTCTGTAACCTCCATGCCTGAAAGGACGTGCGCCAACTGCTCTGCTATTACGCTACTGTGAGCTGTTTTCTGCACTACCGGCGCTGGCTGCGCGTGGCGATAGAGCGGCTCAGTAGTGTACCCTTTACGCTTAATATATTCGGCGTCCCTTGGTGATATTGTTCTATAGGCCGTGTCACCATGAGGGGCGTGAACAATGTACGCCGCAGGCTCGCTGTCCAGTGCAGCCATCAGTTGGCGCATTCCAGTAATAGCCATATCAAGATAAACGGACCGCACACCGCGACCGATTAGCCCCTCCAGACCTTCAATCGTGTCTTCTGCCTGCTCTCTGGTTAATTTGCTGGTCATATATCCGCCCCGCATCTTCCGCAGCGCTCACGGCCGCTCATGTCGTAGTAGGTAGCACCATCGTGCTTGCAGTCTGTCCATTCAGACAGATCAGACTCGAGTTCCTCGATGCGCTTCTTAGCTTCCAGCAAATCCGAAAGACCCTGTTTAGTGTTGAACATAAGTTGAATGGCCAGCGCTTTCCAGGTGACAGACTGAAGCTGCCCACAACCATTTGGGCATGGCTCCGGTTCGCTTTCGACAGTAGTAATTGTGTCTGCGGTAACACTGATGATGTTTTTCGTCAGAACGAACGAGCACTCAGTGCAGCGCAATATGCCGGGAGCGACACCAGAAGACTCCATCTCGTCGATATGCTCCTTGAGCTTATCAGCGCGGAACCGCTCGTTATCAAAGCTGGTACGCCAGTTCTCCCGCTCCTGTTGCGCCGCCTCAAGCTCACCGCGACGAATAGACAGGGACTCATCTTGATTCAGAAGAATTTGCTCCTGACGCGCAATGTGCTGCTGCGCCTTCTCCAGCGCCTCTACCAGCGCCACAAAGTCCAGATAGCTAACGTATGCGCCATCGGTTTGGTTGGTGAAAACGCCTTGAGAGTTTGTACCGTAGCGCGTTGGTTTCTGCTCCAGTTCGGTGATATCAGTCATGCGGCACCTCCTGTTTGTTTTTATCTGCATAACGAACGTCGGCGCTGCGGTAGTCTATGCTGATATCCCACTCATAGCAGCCACAGGAAGCTCTAAGAACCTCATCGACTCCTGTCGGGTTCATGTCGTACAACGCCTCAGCTATGACGTGAAGACGCTTTTCTGCTGGTACTTTTGCCAGCTCTGAGCGAATGCTTGAGATGTGCTCAGCTATCGGTCGCCTGAAGTAATGTCTGCTCATTTATCCCCCTGGCGAATGCCGATGGCGAAGCTATGCAATTCCTGTTGAACCCATGTGGAAAATTGGTCGCTTTTTGCCGCCATCTCCACCCCATCAGCCTTAATCCCGGCCACAATGCGATCGGTGGCGGGGCATGCCTTCCTGATAGCTTCTTCGGCTTCCGCCCTGGTCAAAAATCCGCTTTTCCCGTCATTGCTGATCATCTGGCTGTCGAACCATTCCTGCAGGCCAGCAACAGTAATATCGTCGGGTATCTCGGCTCCTGCTTCGTCTGTAGTACCTTCCAGCCAGTCGCGAGCAGCAGACTCCCTGCCAAGCGAAAGGCAAGCCAGCGCCGCCTGAGCACCCAGCATCGTTTTGTGGAACATCCATGAGGTGTTGAGTTCACGGGCCGCGCCGTTGAGCAGATAAGTATTCTCCGCGGCCAGCTGCAAATACGCCTTAGCCAGCTCCAGATACTTCAGCTCCTTGATTGACAGCTCTCCTGCACTCTCCAGGGAGGTGATGAGTTCGTTTACTGTTTCAATGTTCATTTTCTCACTCCCGCCAGGCACTGGTTAAACAGGTCGGTCATTGGGTTTTTGCAGCCAAAATATGGTGAAAACTCAAACGTGAAATCCCGCACCGGCTCGACAACTTTCTGCCACGACGGTAGCGTGTACGTGTAAGCGCCTTTCGGGCCAGAACGCTTGATTTCCTTGGTATCGGATAACTTACACAGCGCTGAGTTAACGCAGGACTTGAGCAGGTCGGTTCCTTCGATAACCTCGGCAAACGTGCAGCCAGGGTGCTTGCCGATGTAGTTGATAATGCGTTGGCGATTGCTGATGTTTTTCATGACCGATTCTCCCGATAGCTGTCCCAGGTAAACGAAATGGTGCA